ACGGACAGGATGATGGTCACACCATTTTTCTCATTGGTCGGCGTGTAGTACACCGGGAACGGTTTTTCGGCCGTACCAATGTCAATGTGTGGGTTCTCCTTGCCCAGGATCATGTCGAACTTGGGCGTGACCGGTTCAACTTTATGGGCGTACACATTGAATGTAGACGTCATGCCGTTGTACCGGGTAACCATCGTGAAGTATGGATTGCCGCTGTTCAGCGCACTCTTGGCGCCAATGCCGAACTTACCAAGCGCAAAGCGGCTGTTGCGTTTGGTGGAAAACCCGATATTGAAGTAGCCCCTGAGGCGCTTGCCCCAGAGACCTACTCCATTCTCGCTGATGTGCAGTTCGTCTTTCTCCGCGGAACCCTTGTTGTAGTAGGTAATCCTCACGGTATCGTCCTGCGACAGGTAATCCAAGTTGTAGTACGTCGGATCAAACACGCTATCACTGAACAGTCCTTCGGTACGAGGCTCGTAATGATCCTCGACCTTAGACTGGCCGGTCAGTATGCTGATGGCAACGTTTCTCTCGTTGATCGCATCCACGGCATTGGACGCGATCTCCCGTACAGCGGATTTCTGAGGAAACTGGTACTGGTGCTTTTGGGCGAGGTCCATGATCATCTGGATCGCCTGAGCGTCGATTTCCTTGTCAAAGGAATACTGCGACATCTCCACCACTTCCTCTTGTAGTATCGCCATTGAGAATGTTTATGTCTGTGAGTAATTCTTGTTCGCTAAGCCTGTGTGCACGCATCTCACCTCCAGACGATAGCATGAAGGTGATTTGCCGGCGCAGTTCAGGCTCGAGATCGTTTCGGTGCGTGCGATCTTCCACGGCTACTGTCTCCACCCTGCCAATGGCCCCGCCAATCGAGACCATCCGGTTAAGGTAGGTAGCTTCTAACGACGTTTCCAATTCCAAGCGTGTCATAGATGGAGGTTAAGAGCAGATGCTCGGTTCTTTCCGGACCGTACCGTGCATGGTAGTCCGTAGGGTCTTTCTCCCCGCTGTCGGTCGGTACCTGCAGCATGGGAAACCCATACTCCTTCTGGTATACCTCAGCCTTGTGCTTGCCATCGTTGTCCATCCAGGTAGCGATATGTTCGTACCGGTTACGGAACAGCTCGATGAACGCAGGGTCTACCATGGTATGTTCACCACGGGATGCCACGGCTTCGATGCCGAACCTGCGGAACATGCCGATATCTTTCATGGACTTGGTGATGATCAACACATTGCTGTTGTACCGAAGCTGGAGGAACCCTTCCAGGTACCGCTCGTCCAGGTCGTTTCGAAAACGAAAGTCCTTCTTTTCATGCGGAAAGTACAGCTTGTACCGGTCGTGTAACCGGTATGCGTACCCAGGACTTTTGGGAAACCTCGGAGCCACCTGGTCCTGGGTCATCCAGTACATTGCAATGCGGCTCACGCAGTAGTACGACAGTAAGGCTGGGTTCCAACCAAACCGTTCCCACCAGGTAAGATCCTGCGACGACATGGATTGGCTCTTGACCCTGATCCGGAATGAGATAGGGGGCTTTGGCTGGTGTACGACGACTTTCACTGAGTCGATAGTCGCCGGGGCCAGACCAAAGTCCCCCTTGATCTTTGCCAGTGCCAGCGCCCTGCCACGTAAACCGTAGAGGCGCTGCACCAGGTCGAAGATATCTCCGTGTATTCCCTTGCCCTGGTCCTTCCACATGTACTCTACATCGCTGCGTTTCTTTGAGGGAAACACACCAAATGACGGACGATCATCAAAGTCCTCCTTTCCTCTTAATGGAGAGGTGTACTTCACGCTGAACTGGGGTTCGTACCCCAGGTAGTGGCAGTACAGGGAGTACTCGTCCAGGATTTCGAGTACAGCCTGGTAATCCAGTATGAACCTATCGAGCTCCGAATACACTGCCGGATCCGGAAGCGGCGGGTGGCGGTTCGTCCGGAATCGGATCGGCCGCGCCCTGGCTCACGGGATCGCCATTGTCAAATCCGTTCTCTTTCTCCCACTTGGTGAAGGACAGCTTGCTGGCTTCTTTGGGTACTTCCATGGGCTCAATGAACGGGTTATCGCTGATGTACTTGGACGGCAGCGTGGCGTAGTGCTTAGTCTTGCTCTGACGAACAAGCTTCAGGCGGATCGGACGCGTGTCATCGTTGACGAAGGGCTCCATGTACTCCATGAAATCATCCACGTAGTTGTCATAGGCCTTCTTCAACGTGTCATTGTCCAGGATCTCCTTCTCGAAGTTGTCCTCCGTGATACCGGTGTTGCGCCACGGCGTGAATTTCAGGTCCTTCGTGCTGCGGTACGCCCCGATGATCTGGGAGAGCTGATTACGGAAAGTCTTGATATCGCGTTCGATGATCGCAACTTTCTCTTCGTCTTTCAGGTCTTCCCCGTCCTTCTGGAACGTCGGCACCTTGAACGGGAACAGCAGCAGCATGTTGTCTTCGCTGTCTTCCTCCGTGGTGACTTCCTCAGCTTCAGCGAAGAAACTCCGCTTCTGCTTGGGGCCGTCTACACTCTGCGGACGAAACGCGATCCCCATGGTGCCTTTGTCGTTCCTGGCGATTTTGCTCAGCACGAGGTTCTCGTGAATACCTACTCTGATCATGATCAGTTTTTGTTTGAAAGTGAAACAAGCTCCCACCAGTTACCCGGCAGGAGCTTGCCGTAAATTACGCGGTTGCTTCTTCGGCGATCAGCGCCTCGTCTTCGTGCTGCGCAGTCTCCTGTACAGCAGCCGGAACGAGAGCCCAGAAACGGGGATGCTCGCGGCGCTGTACCGTGGGAGTACCTTTCTTCTCGCCGCGGGCTACGCTCTTGGGTACGAATGCGACGGTACGCTCACCGGGCAGTACCCAGGGCTTGGCGTCATCGCCGTTACCGACGAGCTTCAGGTCCACATGGCGCTTGCCTTCCTTGTCCAAGGTGATGCCGTACACCTGCTCCAGCAGGGGCAGCAGCGTTTCCTTACCGAAGGTTACGGAACCCTGATCCAGCACGCTGGTCTTGGGGCTGCCGTCTTCTTCGAAGGTGCAGGAAGCGAACAGGTCGAGCTTGTTCTCGCTGCGCGGTACAGGCGAGATCCAGAGGCAACGTGCGCCTGCAGGGAGGACCAGGTAGCTGCCGAATTCGGCCGAGTCGATGATATCGAACCCGTTTCCGGTCGGATCTTCCTTCTCTGCGGGCTTGCGGCCGTACTCCAGGTTGAAGCGCGTTACCAGTTCTTTGCTGGGATACACGCTTCCGTCGTAGAACACGCGCAGGTCGGCCTGCTCAGGGTTACGCTGTTTGCGGGGAGCTGCCGCGCGGGGAGCTTTCTCAGGCACTGTGGCCTGTACTTGTTTGAGAAAATCAAACATTGTACGTCTTTTTTGCTGGTGATGAAATGGCGTCAGTCGATGTAGATCTTCGACCAGTCAAAGTCGAATTTCTGTCCGGCCAGATAGGGCTGACGCGCCCCCATGATCTGGTCCTCGCTGGTAGCGAAGCTTACCTTCAGGTGACTCACTCCGGCTTTGTCCGTCTCTTGGTACATGTACCCGATGGCGTCAGCCTTGGAGCATACCATCGAACCGAGCCTTCCGGTCAGTGCGATGTCATTGGATTTCACCTGCTCTCCCTTCTTGTCCAGGAGTTTCTCCTTCACGTGTACGATCAGGATCAGGTTGCGGCACACCTGGCTCAGCCTGCGGATTGCCTCTAGTACTTCAGTCCTCAGGTACCAGTAACCGAGCCCGTGGGCAAGCTCCAGGACGGAATCGCCCTTGAAATCTTTGCCCTGGGTGGATTTCTTGTACTTGACAGTGGCTTCAGTCTCGGCATAGTCCTCGAGCATATCCAGCGTGTCCAGCGCGATGTACCGGTACGGATAGAGCGCGTCCCCTTTGATGCCTTGCTGGGCCCTTGCAGCCCCCTCGGCCTCAACCGCGTCTATGAACTTGTACAGCTCGCGCATGCTGCGGATAGGTACACTCAGCGCATCGTACATGCCTACGCCATCCTCGGTATCGAGAATGATGCAGTCGTCGAGCTGCGTGAGTACCTTCGTCTTGCCCACTTTCGGGAGACCATAGAGCACCAGGATCCGTGGCGATAGCCTGGTTGCTTTGGCTCTTGCCTTGGGCAACATTACGTTGGTGGTGAGAATTTCTGACATGTGTCGGTGATTTGCGTTGCTTTGTCCTGAAAATTCTCCAATGCCGGCATATTGACCGGCTTGGGCATGTCTTCAAATACGCCTACAAGTGGGTTGATGAACAATGGTACAAGCCTGTTGGACAGTCCGTACCTGTTCTTCATTACGTGCAGGCCCAGCAAGTAACCCTGGTATTCGTCTACCTCATAGCCGAAGTACTTCTCGAGCTCGAACTGGTAAGGGTTTACCAGGCCCAGCACGAGATCCGCGTCCCTGTAGGTATACTTACTGTCCCCAAAGTCCAGGCGTTGTGGCGCTATGAATTTGTCGCTGATCTTCTTGGCACTGCGATGCCATGTCTGCATGTCGGTACTGAACTGCTGGATGAACGTGAATGATGTACTGAAGAGGTTACGCATTGCTACCGCGTATTTACTCA